CCCCGATTCCATGACGATCTCAGGCGGCGGCATCACCATTGAGCTTGAGCCAGAAGGTGAATTCTCTGATGATTTCAATGCCAATCTGGCAGAAGAAATGGATGAAGGAGCCTTAGCCACCGTTGGCTCTGAGTTAATGGAGCTTGTCAGCGCAGATATTGACAGCCGTAAAGATTGGGCCGACACCTTCGTTAAGGGCTTGGAGGTTCTTGGCCTTAAATATGAAGAGCGCACGGAGCCTTGGTCAGGAGCCTGCGGGGTTTACTCCACAGTTCTGACCGAAGCGGCCATTCGCTTTCAGTCTGAGTCAATCATGGAGACGTTCCCGGCACAAGGCCCGGTCAAGACCGAGATCATCGGGGCAATCACCAAGCTGAAAGAAGAGGCAGCGGTTCGGGTTCGTGATGACATGAACTACAAGATGACCGAGGAGATGCCCGAGTACCGCCCGGAACATGAGCGCATGCTCTTTTCTTTGGGGCTGGCCGGGTCAGCTTTCAAAAAAGTTTACAAAGACCCAACCCTGGGCCGTCAGGTCTCCATCTTCATCCCCGCAGAGGATGTGATCGTTCCCTACGGGACATCGAACCTGAAGGTGGCAGAGCGCGTTACCCATGTGATGCGCAAGACCAAGAATGAGATCCGTAAGCTTCAGGTCAGCGGCTTCTACAGAGATATTGACCTGGGTGACCCCATCAATGTCTTGACCGACATTGAAAAGAAAAAGGCCGATCAGCAAGGTTATAAAGCATCAGATGATGACCGCTATCAACTCCTGGAAGTCCATGTTGACATGGAGATTGAGGGCTATGAAGACAAAGATGAGGACGGTGAAGAGACCGGGATCGCTCTTCCATATGTCATCACAGTCGAGCGCGGAACCAATGAGGTGCTGGCAATTCGCCGCAATTGGGATCCCGAAGATCCCCTCAAGATCCGCAGACAACACTTCGTTGATTATTGCTACATCCCAGGATTTGGCTTTTATGGGCTGGGATTGATCCACATCATTGGTGGATATGCCCGCGCAGGAACCTCAATCATTCGCCAATTGGTGGATGCAGGGACACTGTCCAACTTGCCCGGAGGCTTAAAAGCCCGTGGCATGCGGATCAAAGGAGATGACACCCCGATCCAGCCCGGTGAGTTCAGGGATGTGGATGTCCCCAGTGGGGCCATCAAAGATAACGTGATGACGCTCCCCTACAAGGAGCCTTCACAGGTTTTGGCAACATTACTGGACAAGATCACCGAAGAGGGCCGCAGGCTTGGGGCCATATCGGACATGAACATCTCCGACATGAGTGCAAATGCACCTGTTGGAACCACGCTGGCACTGTTGGAGAGAACCCTCAAGACCATGAGCGCCGTGCAGGCGCGGGTGCATTATTCAATGAAGCAGGAGTTTAAACTGCTCAAAGAAATCATCCGCGACCACACCCCCCAGCAATACGACTACGATCCGATTGAAGGTGACCGCAAGGCCAAGCAGTCGGATTACGACATGGTCGAGGTGATCCCGGTCTCTGATCCCAACTCCAGCACAATGGCTCAGCGGATCATGCAGTATCAGGCCGTGATGCAGTTGGCCGCACAGGCTCCGCAGATCTACAACCTACCCCAACTCCACCGCCAAATGATTGAGGTGTTGGGTGTCACCAACGCAGACAAATTGGTTCCCACGGAAGACGATCAAACCCCGAAAGATCCAATCAGCGAAAACATGGCATTCCTCAACGGAAAGCCAACCAAAGCGTTTATCTACCAAGATCACGAAGCCCACATCGGCGCTCACACTGCGTTCATGCAGGATCCGTCCATCGCCGCTCAGATTGGACAGAACCCCATGGCTCAGAAGATGCAGGCACAGGCAATGGCGCATATTGCCGAACATATGGCATTCCAATACCGCCGTCAGGTAGAGGAGCAAATTGGTGTGGCCCTGCCCGCTCCAGATGCACAACTCCCCGAGGATGTTGAAGTCCAAATCTCCAGGCTGGTCGCGCAAGGCTCTGCCCAGGTTCTCCAACTCAACAAGGCCAAAGCTCAGCAACAACAGGCTCAGCAACAGGCCCAAGACCCCCTCATTCAGATGCAACAGCAAGAGCTTCAACTGCGCGGTACAGAAGTCCAAGCGAAGGCGCAGAAGATGCAATCAGATATTCAAATTGCCCAAGAAAAGCTGGCCCTAGACAAAGAAAAGGCAGCTTCACAGGCGCAGATTGAAATGGCGCGGATCCAAGAACAGACCCGCCAAAACAACCAGAAGGTTCAGGTTGATCTGTTTAAACGAGGCACAAAATGAATGAAGAGTACAAGATCCTGTCGTATCTCACTCAACAGCTTGAGGAGAGAAAGCTGGGTCTTTCAGAGAGTCTGGGTTCCGGGTCTGCGCAAGATTACCCGGCATACCGAGAAGTGTGCGGCCACATTCGGGGTCTACTGTTCGCACAATCCATCATCAACGACCTTGAACAACGCTTGGAGAAACTTTTAGATGACTGAAATCCTTATAGGACAGACGCTTGATCCGCAAGGGCCAGTATCAGTTTTGCCTGAAACGGCAGAGGAGAAGGCAAAGCAATTGCCTGAACCAGCAACATTTCACATCCTGTGTGTGTTGCCCGACATCAACGAAGAGTATGAGAGTGGCCTTGTAAAGGCCAATCAGACCGTGCATTACGAAGAGGTGCTGTCCCCAGTGCTTTTTGTCGTGAAGCTTGGCCCTGATGCATACAAGGATGAGAAGCGATTCCCATCTGGCCCTTCATGCAAAGTTGGTGATTTTGTCCTTGTCCGGCCCAACACAGGAACCCGGATCAAGATTCATGGAAAAGAATTCCGAATGATCAATGATGACTCTGTCGAAGGTGTTGTCCAGGATCCTCGCGGAATAACTCGCGCATGAGGAAATGAATCATGGAAAAAGTTGAGTTTGAGTTTCCCGATGAGGCCGAGGAGAGAAAATCCCGGCTTGGGAGCAAAGTTGTGCCTGTGGAGGATTCCGATCCACCAGAGGAAAAAGAAGATGATGAGATTGAAGTCATTGACGATACCCCGGAAGAAGACCGTGGCAGAAAACCCATGGAAACGCCCCCGGAGGATCCTACCGATGAGGAGTTAGCCTCTTACAGCAAGCGTGACCGCAACAAGATTCGTGAGTTCCACAAGGCATATCACGATGAGCGCCGCGCCAAGGAATCATTCCTGCGGGAGCGCGAGGAAGCAATCAAGCTTGCTCAAGCCCTGCACGAAGAGAACCAAAAGCTTAAGGGCAACCTCAATGTGGGTCAAAACGCTTTATTGGAACAAGCCAAAAAGGTTGTTGCCAATGAGGTGGAGCAGGCCAAAATCAAGTACAAAGCCGCCTACGAAAGTGGTGACTCTGACGCTTTGGTCAACGCCCAGGAAGAATTGACCACCGCCAAGATGAAGGCCGAACGTGTAAACAATTTTGTACCCAAGCCTTTACAGGTGGATGAAAATCCTGTACAAACCAGTTTAAACGCGCCTGTCGATCAAAAAGCAGAAGATTGGAAACGCGCCAATCAATGGTTTGGACAGGATCGGGAAATGACCGGATACGCTCTTGCACTGCATGAGAAGCTGGTCTTGGAGGATGGCATAAGCCCTCAAAGCGAAGAATACTACCAACGCATCAATGGTAGGTTGCGCCAAGTGTTTCCAGAGAAGTTTGCCTCTGAGAAGCCCGCTGAAACGTCTCAGCGCCCAAAAGCAAATGTAGTTGCTTCTGCTTCTCGCAGTGTGGCCCCTAAAAAGATCACATTAACAGCATCGGAAGTCAACATCGCCAAGCGGCTGAATATTCCTCTTAAGGAATATGCCCGTCAGGTTGCGGTATTAAGGAGAAATGAAAATGGATGATCAGGTTAGAACGCCACGGAGCAAAGAGACACGAAACGAATATCAGCGTCCCGCTAAATGGATGCCACCCCAACTTCTGCCCGAACCGGAACCAGAAGAAGGATGGGCCTTCCGTTGGATTCGTCTTAGCACTCTTGATAAAGCCGATCCCGTTAACATCACTTCCAAACTCCGCGAGGGATGGGAACCTGTAAAAGCATCAACGCAGCCAAAGTTGAGCCTGATGAATAACCCTAACGGGCGATTCCCTGACGGCATCGAAATTGGTGGCCTGTTGCTTTGCAAAACCCCGGTTGAATTCGCCAGAGATCGTGATGCTTACTACCTGAATCAGGCAGAGTCGCAGATGAACTCGGTGGATAACAACTTCATGCGAGAGAGTGATCCTCGGATGCCTATGTTCAAAGAGCGTAGCACCAAGGTCAGTCTCGGTAGACGTTAACAAACTTTTTGGAGCTTAAAACATGGCTTACCCCACTGTCTCAGCACCCTACGGCCTAAAGCCTATCAATTCAATTGATGGCAAGCCCTATGCCGGTGCTTTCCGACAGATTCCCGTTGCCGCCTCTTTTGGCACTGCTATCTTCTCTGGAGATACGGTACGAATCGACAGCACCGGCTATCTGGTTGTCTCAACTACCACCAACTCCGGCACTATTGTTGGCGTGTGTGTCGGCGGTTCATATGTGAACTCTAGCGGTCAAACCGTTGAAGGTCAGTATGTGCCCGCTTCCGTCAGCACTTCGACCAACCCCGCTTATGCGTATGTGGTTGATGACCAACAGGCACTTTTCAAAGTTGCTGTTGTGTCTTCTGGCACTACCATGAGTTCCGCAGGTCGTACCGTTGTCGGCACTAACTTGGCTTTGGTTCTCAACGCTGGCAGCACTACCACTGGTAACTCTGCTTTTGCTGTGACCTTGACCGGTGCAGGCACTACCGCCACTATCCCAATCCGTGTGATCGATGTTGTGCCTGAGACTGCTACCGCAGCCGACACTTACACCGAACTGTTGGTGAAAATCAACACTCACCAATATAACGACACCACTGGTGTTTAAGGAGTAAGAAATGGCAATTTCACGCGCACAGCTACTCAAAGAGTTGCTCCCCGGCTTGAACGCCCTGTTCGGTTTGTCTTATGCTACTTACCAGGAAGAGCATAAAGAGATCTATGAGACCGAAACCTCAGAGCGTTCTTTTGAAGAAGAAACCAAGCTGTCTGGATTCTCTGCCGCTCCGGTGAAGAATGAGGGCTCCGCTATTGCTTATGACAATGGTCAAGAGGCTTGGACTGCCCGCTACAACCACGAAACCATCGCTATGGGTTTCTCGGTCACTGAAGAAGCCATTGAGGACAACCTCTATGACTCTTTGTCTGCCCGTTACACCAAAGCTTTGGCCCGTGCAATGGCGTATACCAAGCAGGTTAAGGCCGCTTATGTGCTGAACCAAGCGTTCAACACCACGGTGACCTACGGTGACGGTGTTTCCTTGTGTAACACTGCCCACCCCCTGATCTCTGGTGGCACTAACAGCAATCGTCCCACGACCGGCGCTGACCTGAATGAAACTTCGTTGGAAAACGCAGTCATTCAGATCGCTGGCTGGACGGATGAGCGCGGTTTGTTGATCGCAGCCAAGCCCAAAAAGCTGGTTGTTCCTCCTAGCCTGATGTTCGTTGCAACTCGTCTCCTGGAGACTGAATTGCGTGTTGGCACAACCGACAACGACATCAACGCTCTGAAGAACAATGGTTCGATTGCAGAGGGTTACTGCGTTAACCACTACCTGACCGATACGAACGCATGGTTCCTGACCACTGACGTTCCCAACGGCTTGAAGCATTTCGTTCGCACCCCCATGGCTACGGGCATGGACGGCGACTTTGATACGGGCAATGTCCGTTACAAAGCCCGTGAGCGTTACAGCTTCGGCGCATCGGATCCCTTGGGCATTTTCGGTTCACCCGGATCGTCTTGATAGGGTAAGCAAAAAAGGGGGCCACAAGCCCCCTTTTTTCTTGTGTCTGTTTAAACTACATGGTATAAATGAGGCATTCCGGGAAACCCGGTGTATCAAACAGTCCCGGCTGACTGTCATGCAAGATTGATACACCTTAACGCATGGAGCATTGAACATGGGATTCGCAACTCACCTTGGCCCTTGGTTGTTGGGCACTGTCCGTAACACCACTGGCACGACTGTCGGCACGATTGAAAACTGCGGTGCAACCGTTGTTTCTCAAACCTTCAAAAAGGATTACACCGGTCAAGCTGCTTCAGCCACCACCGACACCATTTGTGTGCTGCCTGCTGGCGCTCAAATCCTTGAAATCAACATTGACACCACTGTTGCGTTCACCGGCTCTACTGCCGCCAACGTCAGCATTGGAGATGGCACTACCGCCGCTTTGTACTGGGCCGCTACAGATGTGACTTCTGCTGGCCGCGCAGCTATCAGCAACGCAGCCGCCAAATTGGGCGCATGGTGTGGCGCAGCTTCTACCGCATCCCCCAGCGGGATTGGTATTGGCGCAACGGACGTTAAAGTGATTGCCACAATGACTCCAACCGTTGCCGCTGTTACTGCTGGTACGGTGCAGTACACCATCGTGTATGTGGTTGCCAACTCTAACGGTTCGCAGTTTCCAGCATCCGCTTAATTGATCCAGGGGGCTTCGGCCCCCGCTTTTTAGGAGATTAATTATGGCAATGCAAACAGACGTTAAATCAGGTGCTGCCGCCGCTGGCGCAACAACAACCATCTTTAGTGGCCCAACCCGCATCAAAGGCATTGTCATTAGTTATGCCTCGGGCGGGACGGTGACGTTAAATGATGGGACGGGTGGAACCGCAGTTTTTTCATTTACTGCCCCCGCAGCAGCAGGAACGGTAAGCATGTTGATTCCAGGCGAAGGGATTAAGTGCAACACCAATGTTTCTGCGGTGTGCGCGGCAGCAACAACCGCAGTAGTGTTCTATGGCTGATAAGAGCTTCAACTTGGTGGGGCGCAAGCTTATGATTGCGATCCCCTGTTATGACGGCAAGGTCAACATTAAGACCTGTTTTGCCATAGCTCAACTCGTCCCCAAGTTGGACAAGATGGGTGTCCAGATTCATCTGGTACACCTGTCTGGATGCTCAATCATCACAAAGGCCCGCAACAAGTTGGTGTCCAACTTTATGGCTTCAGACTGCACAGACATGCTGTTTGTGGATGCTGATGTGGTCATCAATGTTGAGGCCGTGACCCGCCTGCTGGCCCTGTCCACAGACCGGGATATTGTGGCTGGCACATACCCCCGCAGAGCCGCAGATGCCAAGTTCTTCCTGGACTTCTATCTGGATGAAGACAATCAATTGGAATTTGATGAGAATGGCCTGATGCGCGTAGAGAGCGTAGCAACCGGGTTCATGCTCATTCGCCGCCATGTCATTGAAGCCATGATTGCCGCTCACCCTGAGTGGAAATACAAAGGCGATGGTGACGGCGAAGATGAATATGCAGTGTTTGATTTTGCCATCGTGGATGGCAATTACATTGGTGAGGATTACCTGTTCTGCCGCCGCGCCAGAGAGCATGGCTACAAGATCTATTTGGATCCAATGATCAGCCTCCCGCACATTGGCACACAGGAATTCACCCGCAACTTTGAACAAGATGCTCTACAGCCGCTGCTCAAGGAGCATTCCCGGCTGCACTTGAAAGTGGCAAATGGGTAGCCCAGCATGGACACGCAAAGAAGGCAAGAATCCCAGTGGCGGTTTAAACGCCAAGGGTCGAGCCTCTGCAAAGAAACAGGGCATGAACTTGAAGCCTCCTCAACCAGAGGGAGGCAGCAGGCGCGACTCTTTCTGCGCAAGGATGAGTGGAATGAAAAAGAAGCTGACATCCGAAAAGACAGCCAAAGACCCCAATTCGCGGATTAACAAGAGCCTGCGGGCCTGGAATTGCGCTGAAGGCGGCTTTATCAAAGAAGCGGATGGTATAGCAGAGCGTGGCAAAACTCGCGGCAGGTTCATCTGAAATGGAAATCATGGTATGGAACGTCCTACTGACAGCCTTTCTCGGGTTTCTTGGCTGGGCGCTAAAAGAGAAATCGGACGAGATCCATCGGCTCCAGGTTTTGATAAACAAAACTCGGGAAGAAATTGCCAAGGAGTATGTGACAAGGCAAGATGTTCACAACGACATCAACAGGATCATGGATCGGCTGGACAGGCTGGAAAGCAAAATTGATGCGTATATGAAGGAGCAACGAAGTGCCCTCACATAGCGCCAAGCAACACAAATTCATGGAGGCGGTGGCCCACAATCCATCGTTCGCCAAGAAAGCAGGAGTCCCACAGTCCGTGGGAAAAGATTTTTCAAACGCCGACAAAGGCAAAACATTCTCAAGAGGTGGTGATATGAAAGAATCCAAAGCAATGGTCGGCAAAGAAGTGGCCTTTATGAAGAAAAAGAAGGCTCCTGCTTCCATGATCAAACATGAAAAAGCTGAAATGATGGGCATGAAAAAAGGCGGCGCAGCCAAGAAGATGTCTTCTGGCGGCTTCACCCGTTCGGCTGATGGCATTGCCAAAAAGGGCAAGACCAAAGCCACCCAGATCAAAATGTCCAAAGGCGGCAAAGCCTGCTAAAGGGTTCAAAATGAAAAAGATGAAGCGTTACGCTGGTGAAGATGGAAGCATGGTTGAGGGTGATGCATCTGTTGCAGAGCAGATACAGAAGACACCTGCCAAGGCCAAGAGTCGCGTTGTGACCAAAGAAGAGTTGGAAGCCTCTGGCTTGTCTTTGCGTGATTTCCTGAACAAGGAGCGTGGATTGACCCGCCGTGGCGAATCTGCTCCAAAGACAGAGTCAATCACAAAGACAACGGTCAAGACCGAAGCTCCCGCATCCAAAGCTGAAGAGCCTACAAAGTCTGACAAGTCCAAGCGCGGCATTGGCCCATACAACGTGTTTTCTGGCCCTGATGAGCCTGACTTGGCCGCTGTGCAAGCCGCAAAAGCGGCAGGCGCTGCACGAAGGGCAAAGATGTCCAATGAACCCATGCTTTACAACCCTCTCCGTGGAGCAATTGACGCAATCCGTGAGCGAGGCAAGAAATCAAACCCAGAGGCATATGCCAAGGGCGGTTCAGTTTCGTCCGCTTCCTCAAGAGGTGATGGTATTGCTCAGCGGGGTAAGACTCGCGGAAAGATGTGCTAAATCATGCCTAAATACATGACCCCCGAAGATGTAGCGGAAGATAAAGCGTCAAAGAAGGCTGAGAAGGCTTACAACAAAGCCATGCCTGAAGCTGATACAACATTTAACTCCCCAAAGAAAACATCTGCCCGAAGAATGGCTGAGCAAATGGAAGCAGAGCGCACATCTCCAATGGCTTCTAAGATGGCTAAAGACACGCCAATGATGGCTCAAACCGCCAAAGATGCGTTGAAGGCTGGATTGGGAATCCCATTGGCTATGGGCGTTGACATGATAACTGGGCCAAAACGGCGCTCTGATGAAGATATGTCTGAGTTAACCCGCGAGGTTGCCAAGGGCAAAAAAATGGCGAAAGGCGGCATGACTGCTTCCAGACGCGCTGATGGCTGTGCTGAGCGCGGCAAAACCCGGGGCAAGATCGTATGATGTCCAGCCGTGGCATGGGTGACATTAACCCGTCTAAGATGCCCAAAGGCAAGCGTAAAGCTCGCCGGGATGACACTGACTTCACAGAATATGCTGAAGGCGGCAAGGTTGGCCTTTATGCCAACATCCATGCAAAGCAAAAAAGGATAGCCTCTGGGTCGGGTGAGCGCATGCGCAAGCCGGGATCCAAAGGCGCTCCGACAAAGCAGGCGTTTCTTCAATCTGCTAAGACGGCGAAAAAATAATGGCATACACATCCGGCGCAACATCGTTTGATCCAGATCTGACAGAGATCGTGGAAGAGGCTTTTGAACGAGCCGGGAGAGAGTTGCGTTCTGGATATGACCTGCGCACAGCGCGGCGCAGTTTAAACATCATGTTTGCAGATTGGGCCAACCGTGGCATCAACATGTGGACAATTGACACCGGCATGATCACCCTCCAGCAGGGTGTAAACACATATGCCCTGCCAAACGACACTGTGGATTTGTTGGAGCATGTGATCCGCACTCAGGCAAACAATGCCGCTACGCAGTCAGATCTGACAATCACCCGCATTAGTGTTTCTACTTATGCCACGATCCCCAACAAGATCACCCAAGCCCGTCCAATCCAAGTGTGGATTCAGCGCATGGATGGCAAGGTTAGCTCCGTCAATGCCGCCACAACGGCATCAATGAGTGCAACGGCAACCAGCGTTGCCATCACTGATGTGACCCAGCTTCCAGCGGCAGGTTTCATCCAGTTGGACAACGAAGTGATCAGCTATGGCTACATTGTCCAGAATGACAACGCCATCAGCGGAACGCTGAATAACTGCGGCAGGGGCCAGCAAAATACCATTGCAGTGACTCATAACTCCGCAACTGCGGTGTATTGGACAAAACCCCCGGCAGTGACCGTATGGCCCACTCCTGATGGCTCACAGACATATCAGTTTGTCTATTGGCGCTTGCGCCGCACCCAGGACTCTGGCGGCGGTGTAAACGTGATGGATGTGCCCTTCCGCTTTTATCCCTGCATGATCGCAGGGCTGGCCTATTACATTGCCCAAAAGATCCCAGAGGGTACGCCCCGCCTGGACATGCTCAAAGCCTCATATGACGAGGCATGGCAGCTTGCTGCCTATGAGGATCACGAAAAGGCCGCAGTTCGTTTTGTTCCCCGTCAGAGCTTTATTGCCAGCGGAAGCGCCTGATGGGCAATAGGTTTTCTTCTGGAAAATTCAGCATTGCTGAGTGTGACCGTTGCGGTCAACGCTATAAGCTTTCACAGCTTCGCATGGAAGTTGTCAAAACCAAAACCTATCAGCTAAAGGTGTGCCCGGAGTGCTGGACACCAGACCAACCTCAATTGCAATTGGGTATGTACCCAGTTGATGACCCGCAGGCCGTGAGACAGCCCCGTCCAGACCTGACATATGTCACCGCTGGTTTAAACGGATTGCAGGATAATGAGAGTGGTTTTGGAGGCTACCCAACGGGTGGCTCCAGAGATATTCAGTGGGGCTGGAGACCAGTAGGTGGATCTAGCTTTTTTGATGTAGCACTCACGCCAAACTACTTGGTGGCAACGACAAGTGTTGGTACAGTCACGGTCAGTGTAACTTAGGAGCGAATATGGACAAGAAGCAAGTCAAGGCAATTGCCGACACCGAAGCCAAAAAGGCTGTTAAAGGCCATGAAGGCCGCATGCATGCCAAAGGCATGAAGGCCGGTGGCCCCACCAGCATGGATCGCAAGAAATATGGGAAGAACCTTTCCCGCGCAATGAACCAGAAATCTGGGAGCAAATAATGGGCAAATTTAGCAAAAAGATCATGGGCAAAGAAGTTGGCGATGCCAGCACCTATGCCGCACCCCACACCATGGACGGCAAGGCCGGTGTTGCTATGCGCCCCAAGGCTCCCATCACCCGCAAGGCAAATTGGACTCCTTTGGATGGCGTGAGCATCGGCATCAACGATGAAGTCAAAACCAGCGGCATTAAGATGCGTGGCGCTGGCGCGGCCACCAAGGGCGTGATGTCCAGAGGCCCGATGGGTTGATGCAGCCATGGCACTGACATATGCTCAGCTTGTAGTCGCTGTCAGCGATTATTGTGAAAACACGTTCGACACCACGGACATGAACACAATGATCAAGCAAGCTGAACAGCGTATATACAACTCGGTTCAGATTGCAAACCTGCGCAAGAATGTGACGGGCACAATCACATCTGGCAACAAGTATCTGTCATGCCCAGATGATTTCTTGTCTGTGTATTCGATTGCTGTTTATCCAAACGGCGGTGGCGCTTACACCTATCTTTTGAACAAGGATGTGAACTTCATTCGTGAGGCATATCCAAATCCAACAGACTCCGGTACTCCCAAGCATTACGCCATCTTTGGCCCTCAATCCACAAACGTTAATGAACTTTCGTTCATTCTCGGCCCAACCCCTGATGTTCAGTATTCCACTGAGCTTCATTATTACTACTACCCAGAGTCCATCGTGACCGCATCAACCACATGGTTGGGCGACAACTTTGACTCTGCTTTGCTCTACGGAACCTTGTGTGAGGCTTACACCTACATGAAGGGTGAAGCTGACATGGTTGCGCTGGTCAACCAGCGTTATGTTCAAGCGATTGCTCTGCTCAAGAACTTGGGTGACGGCAAACAGCGCATGGATGCTTATCGTGATGGTCAGACAAGGATCCCCGTATCGTGAGCATTGTTCAAACACAGACCACCAGCTTCAAGGCTGAGCTTTATCAGGGCATCCATGATCTGACCACCGATGTGATCAAGATCGCCCTGTATACAGGCAATGCCAATTTAAACGCTGACACCACTGTTTACAGCAGCACCAATGAAGTGGCGGCTACAGGCACTTATGTGGCTGGTGGAGCAACGATGACCGGAATCACGGTCAGCACATCTGGTTATACGGCCTATGTTGGGTTTGACAATGTATCTTGGACGGGCGTAATCACGGCCCGGTGCGCCTTGATCTACAACTCAACCCAGGGCAACAAGTCGGTGGCGGTGTTGGATTTTGGATCTGACAAGACATCGGTCACCACGTTCTTAATCACGATGCCAGCCAACACATCAACCACAGCATTGATCAGGAGTTCAAATTGATAGTCACAACCACCAAAGGCGAGATGGATGATTCCTTGCTTGAGAAGCGGGAAGGAACCGTGGACAATGACAATGAACTGACCACTTGGGTTGAGTATTGGCTGGAGGGCGAACTTGTACATCGCTCTGTCCATGTCCAGTTGAAGAA